CCAGAAATAATGTCATTGATAGACAAGCTAGATTTAGCTGGCATACCTTGCTTGCTACCCAAGATGCTCATCAAGTCGTTGTAACTCATGTTTGATGGTTGTGAATACTGTACTGGCTCTGGTACTTTGCCATAGTTAGGGTCTAGGAACTTCTCCCACTGTGTACCCCTTAACAATTCACGAGTACCAAAATCAATAGGAGGCAATGGCGTAAATGGTGCAACTCCAGTTGGAGGAGGAGTCTTCCAATCTGCTGGTATAGGAACAATAGGGAATCCAGTTGGTGTTCCAGTATTAGACAAAGCAGAACCAGCAGTAAGCAAACCAGCAGCAGTCAAAGCCAATTGAGCCACTTTTAATGGGTCTGTTTCTTTGGTTTTATCAGCAGTTGTTGTAGTGCTAGTTGTTGCTGGTGTAGTTGTTAATGGAGTAGTAGCAAGTGTACTAATAACACTTGGAAGTGTTGTTGTTAAATTTGCATTTCCAGTAACATTAACTGTAGGAATATTTGCAGTTGGTGTTGTTGTTGCAGTTGATGTAGGAGTTGTTGCTAACAAATTTACTACTTGGTCTGCTGTAAGTGGTTTATTATCAGTAATTTTTACAGTTGGTGTTGTTGTTACATTTCCAACTAATTGATTTGTAACTGCATCTAATGTTTGTTGGTCAACTTGTGTTTTTGGTGTTGCAACAGTTACTGTAGGAGTAGTTGAGGCAATAGTATTGATTACATTGTTTAAAGATGATGGTGCTGTAATGTTAACTGCGCCAGCATCCGTAACTGGTGTGCTTACTGCTACTGGTGTCGTAATAGCCGTACCACCTGCGTTAGTAATGAAATCATCAATCTGAGCATTTGACAAACCTGCTCGTTTTAAGTCATTGATGATGTTTGTTTCTACTGCATCAGCAATCTGCTCTGTAGTCATCGTGTTGAAATCAACAGGAACATCCATTGAAGCAATGTAGTCGTTCAATGCGCTACCTGCATAAGCACCACCACCACCAAGCAATGCGGCTCTTATTGTATCTTTAACACTACCACCTGTAAGAGCAGTAGAGCCTCCAGCAATGGTTGCGCCTGTAGCACCAGCCAAAGCAGAACCAGTTAGACCAGTTGACCCTGCAATCAGATTGCTTAGATAAGGCGCACCAAGAACACTAGCAGCCAAAGCCAAAACAGGACGAGATGCCGCCAATAATCCTTGGTCACCACCACCAGCAAAAGTACCTCTGTTAATTACTTCGCCAGTTTTAGGATTAAATGTTTCCCAATTAGCCTTGTTATTAGGGTCAACTCGTGTTTCATAAACAACTTGAGGAACACCTGCAATCTGCGCCTCAATGTCATCACCTTCAATCACAGTACCACGAGTGGTAGGAATTGCTCTAACCAATGACTGAGCAACAGGACTAGCAGTAGCTTGAGTAACAGGAGGGGTAGAAACAGCTTGAGCAATAAGTGGAGGTGCTTCTCCCTTATAAGCATTAGCTAACTTATTAAGAAACTGTAATTTTGAAGCATCATCTTTTAGATGAAATCCAGACTCATCCATCAAGTTCTTTTGGTTTAACAAACCAGACATTGCGTCAACAACAACTACATTTTTATTAGTTTTTGCTACATCATTATACAAATTGTCCATCACTAAATTTGTACTTGAAATAGCTTCAGAATACGAATTAACACTTGGTGCGCCAGATAAAATTACATTTACACCATATTTATCAAGCCTAGAAACAATCTCATTTATGTTTTTAGTAATAGTTTTTCTGTCAACACCAGTTGCAAGGTCATTGCCACCAATGTTTAAAACAACAGTAGAACCAGAAGCAAAAATTCCTCCATTTTCTTCAAACTGATTTAATTGATTTAAAACATCTGAAGTTTTTTGTCCACCTATGGCAGTATTTGCAACAGGCTTTCCAAAAGCAGTATTAGCAAGGGCTGTTTTTTCTGCACCAGAAATCCAACTATCACCAGCTAAAATAACACCTCTAAGTACATTTTGTGGGGCAACTGTTTGAATACGAGAAATTACATCTGCAAACGGCATTCCCGTAGCATTAGACATTTGAGATGCAGATACACCTTTTTGTAGCATGAAAGAATAAATATCAGCATTACTTAAATTAGGTGAAGAACCTAGATAATTTAAAATTTCTTGATTAGATGCCGCCATGATTAACCCCTAATCTCTACGTTGGATGTAATGCCAGCACCAATTTTCATTGCTTTCAATTGTGCTTCTGCTTCAAACTCTTGTTGCTTCAATGCAAAGTAAGCCTGTTGCTTCTCACGCTCAAGTTGCAACTTAGCCATCTCTTTCTCACGCATCAATTGCATTTCAAGAGCAGCCTTCTGTTGCGCCATTTCCATGTCAATCTGCATCTGCTGTTGTTGCATCTGCAAGTCAGCTTGTGCTTTAGCTTGGTTGGCTTGTATCTCAGCTTGAGTTTTAGCCATCAATGCCTGTATCTCTGGAGGCATCTGTTGCTCTTGTGGAGGAGGATTGCTCAAGGCTTGGTCTTGCTCTGGTGTAATTGCTTTGTAGAACTCAGCAGAGTCTTTAAACCCTGCAATCTCTACCATGCGTCCCAAAGTACCACGATACTGAGCAGGAGAAACGTAAGGATTGGCAGGGCCATACTGACCAATCAACTGCTCTTGTTTAGCAAGAACCATAGACAACATAGCCATCTGCTCTTGACGATTCCCTGCACCCAGACCCACATTGATAGACACATCGTATTGGTTTGCCCATGTTCTAGGGTCAAACTCTACGAATTCACCACGCATACGAACCACTCGTGCTTTGTCCTGATACTTACAGAGCAAGTGCAAGATGCCTTGGAACAAAGACTTAACACCTGTCTCAGCAAAGATTCGAGCCATCAGTTCAATCTTACCTGCGCCAGCTTGTTGCATAGAGGCTACCGCAGCAGCAGTCACGTTCTGTAATACAGATGGGTCTAGCCCTTGTGAGGCATCAGACACGCCTGTACGCTTAGACTGTACTGTGTCCAGATACTGAAGCATTGGGAAAGCCTGATTAGCCACGTTCTGAACTGTTAACTGTTGAACAGCACCTTGTGACTTGGCACGAATAACACCACCAGCAGTAGAAGTTAGCAAGTCATCAAGGTTTACTTGACCCTCAACCGCAACTACACGAGCATTGTTTGTCAGATATAAGTTATCCAACATCTGACGAGTGATAGTAGTCTTGATTAACTGTAAGTCAACTGTTCTATCAGCTAGTGAGTTACCAAAGAACTTGTGTGGAATTGGGATAGGACAGATTGAGTGGAAAGGAACATAGTCCACTTCCTCAACCATTTCCTTACCCTTCTCATCCTCTAGGATTTCATTAGAAGCGTAGAACACTTGAACCAATGAAGCAATGCCTTTGCCATCTACATCAGTTTTGACATAGCACTCAAAGACCTCAATCTCTTGCATTGAGGGGTCATCTGTCTGAACTTGGTAAGGTTGCTCACCAGCAGAGAACCGAGCCACACGCTCTGGCGTATAAGCCAAAGCATCACCCATCTGCAAGCCTTCAATCTGCTTCTTATTAAAACCCATAGCTACCAAGGTGCTACGAGTCAACATCTGCCTGTGGGCTACGAATGGGCTATCAGCAATAGTTCTAGCTTTCTTGCTAATCAAGAACTCCTCTGGAGGTACATTCTCAATCGTTACCTTGCCTGACTTTTTCTTTTGTTGGACAACTACGTTATGTGTAGCACCCATCACAGGCATACCCATAGGGTCTATAACTGGCTGACCCATTGGGTCAAATATCGGGAACTCTGTCGTATCTTGCTCGACAATCTCCATAGTCTCATCAGACATAAGCATTGCTAACTCATCGTTAGACAAGTCAAAGTAACGCTCTTTTGTAACGTCTTCTTTATCTTCCCAATACGCCTTAACGATGCCATTCTTCTGCATCAAGGCATCTTTGAACCAATCATGCAGAATGGCTACACCAGCGTTATCCCTGTTGAATACCCAATTACAGTAGTCTGTGGCCTGTTTTGCGGAGGCTTCATCCCTCGGGCCTTGTGGCTCAAAGACTACGATATTGTCTGAGCCTGTAAAGATACGAACTAAGCTAGGTAGCGCACCATCTATCGCTTCTGCCACTTCTCCAGTAACGATTTGAGACTTACCCTCAACTTCATTACCATATGGCTGTCGTAGATAAGCCTCCAGAGCCTGTTTGCGTTGTTCAACAGTTTCGCTTTCAATAAATCCAATTGCATCGTCAATCTCTGCTTGGATTATCGACATTAACTCGTTCTGTGCCATGCTTGTCCTTTGGAGGGCGTCCCATTCGGGGTTTATCCAATTGTAACTCTTTTACCATATTTTCAAGCATTTCGATACGCTTTTCAAGTTCTTTTACTTTAGGTGCTAAATTTACACCTTGCATTTGCACATACATCAGACAATCCACTTCGGAGTTTGGTTAATAGGCTTAGACCATGTTGAATGTCCTTCATCCAATCCAAGGGCTAAGTAACGGAAAGAATCAGAGCCATGACTAGACCAATCGTGTAGTGGTCTTTCAAAAAATATCTTACGCTTCTCATCGTAGTCTCTGCGGTAGTTTCTCAGGCAGTTCAAGCCATTCTGCACTTTAGGTACGTTAAACCAGCACCTTGGCAGCAACCTTCTTACCGCTTGGATGCCATCGTCTAGTCCCATTCTGGGAGCAATCTTGACTTCTAGTCCTGAGTCCTCAAGCATCTCAAGTCGGCTCTTACCTGTGCCTAACTCCCTAACTCTTACGTCATGGGGCAGAATATGCTCTGCTTTTGAGTAGTCGTTATCCTTAATCCACTTCACATAGTGGTCTAGTCCTACCCCATGATTCTCATAGTAGTCCAACAATCTGACCTCAGAGCCTACCAGTTGAGCCACCCAGATAGATGTAGAGTCACCCATACCTAAGTCCCAAGCAGTAAAAGTTCTGCTCAACTCCTCTCTGGGAATCTCTTGCATATGCTTCTTTTCTTCTAACTCGTTCAGCATTTGCCCATAGTAAGAACCCTCTACAGCAGCGTCAAAGCTACACTCAAACTCTTGGCGGTATTTATCCTCGCCCATCTCATTCTTAGCAGCCTTCAGTTCTGTCTCATCTACTACCCCTGTCTCAGAGGCTTTGAACTCCAACAGACCCCATCCGTCTTCTTTCTCAGCCCTGTCTCGCAACTCTTTGAAGTGGTTATGTCCTTTGGGTGTACCAATAAAGAGACACCAGCCTTTTCTGTCTGTCAGAGCAGGTCTAACAATGTCTGTCCATATCTTAGGATTCTGGTCACCCACCTCATCAATGATTACCCCATCAAAGAATTGACCTCGCAGGGAATCAGGATTGTCTGAGCCATACAGTTGAATACGCCTACCCCAGAAGTCAACTCGTAACTCTGAAATGTTGTTAGTACCGCCTAGCGGAGTAGTGTATTTAACGAGATAGTCCCACGCTACCCTTTTAGCTTGTCCATAGGTAGGCGCAATGTAAGCGTATCTGGGTGTTTCTTTCTCGTTTAGCACCGCCTCACGGATTAAGTGGTTAAGCGCAGCGACAGTCTTACCGAATCTACGATGTGCCACTACTACTGCAAAGCGTTTGCCATCCAGTAACTCGTGAACCTTTAGTTGGTGTTCCCTTGGCTTATAGGGAATTTCGATTACTTCGCCCATGTAACGCTAATCTCAATAGGCTTGTTATCACTACCAGTTAACTCAGTCCTAGCCAATTTAGGAATGTGATACTCAACAACGCTTTGAAACATCTCAAAGGCTTTTGCGGGGTTTGGTTTAATCTCATTTGTAGGGTCACCATATGCAACTGCATCAAGCCACTCAGTAAGCCTGTGTGCGTTTTGGTCAACAAATAAGGCTATGGCTTGTCTTGCCTCTTGCGTAGCCTTGTTGGGTGTTCCAACGCTTCTACCGCCTGTTTTAACTCCATTAGCCATATGCGACCTCTCTAAATAAATCTACTTTAGACTGGTCAATCAATGATGGGTTAATTTTGTTGTAGGAAAGCAACAAT